AAAGCATAATGAATGATCTGCGTAAAGTAAGCAAAAGGATTTTTGGATTTATTAGGATCAAAGTTATGTATGTACTGAACGCAATTTTCGATTCCATCTGATATCATGTCATCTCTGAACATGTAATTAACAAAATTTGGTTTGTATGATAAGTGTGTAGCAATCTTTAAAAAACACTCACCAAGATAATTACTAATACGAGGCTTAGGTAAATCTTTTGCCTTTGCTACAGCAACTTCAGCACGATAATCTATCAATGCTGCTAACAGTTCCTTATTATTTACATAATGTTCTGATTTCTTTTTTGCCATAACATTGGCTTTCCCTTTTAATTGTTTATATTATAACATTTTTTAATAGACTTGACAAGGTACTAGATTATCTGTACAATACCCTTTGTAAGGGTTGGAAGAGATACTCTAGTTATTATATAACTTTTCAAGCCTATGTCTAGCTTCTTCAACTGTTCCAATAAATCCCATTCTTGAATTTAATTGAACTCTACCATCAAATTCAATATCAACATCATTATCATTAAGATATCTCTCGTAGAAATTTATCATCTGAGAATCTTTAACTTCTGTCATAGTAATAATTTTTTCATACTTAAGTAAGAATATATTATCTTCAGGTAATTCTAACCAAGGTCTTACCTTAACATATTGACCAGTTGGATTTTGTAGTACTTTCATTATAACTGGATCTTGAATCATTATAATTGGATCTCCATCATTTTCATCAATGGAGATCATGGCGAAAATTTCTTCACCAGTTACTAATTTTATTACTCCGTGAAATTCTTCTCCCATTATGTTTTAATTGGTATATTTACTATGTCATAATTAAAGTTTTCTTCATTATAAACTTTAATTCTTTCAATTAGATGATTTAGAGTATAATTCTTTCTTGACTTATAACTGATATCATCAGCTATGTCATATAGAGTTGCTTTTACCTTTCCGTTTCCTCTTCTAAGTACTCTTCCAATGGATTGGAGATTTCTAATTCGTGATTTGGATGGGCTTGCGAAGATAACATTGTGAAGCCGTTTAATGTTAATCCCAGTACTGAAAGTGCCATAACTGGCAACAATGATAGCGTTGTCTTGGTTTTCTGTGATTTCACGGATTTTCTCCCGATCTTCTGTAGGTACGCCTCCATGAACAAAGAAGACATGTCTCTGTTCTAAGGTATTACTATTTATCATTTCATAAAGAGGTTCACCATGTGCTTCTACTCTGGCAAATAAAATAAGAGTATTGCCTTTAAGATCTAAAGCAAGATTACGAATTAATCTATTTCTTTTTTCATGAGTAATAATATACTGAACTTCTTCTTCAAAGTTTTCAAATTTATTCGGTGGGTGTTTCAATAGAAGCACATTGATATCTAAAGTGGCAACATGCCCTTTCTTCATAAGTTCTTTTGTTTTTATTATTTTGTATGAAGGACCAAATAAACCCTCTAGCACCCATTTATGAGTTTCTGATCCATCTAAAGTTCCCGTAAATCCAAAACGATACTTGGCATTACCTAACTTCGTCATAATGGCAACAAGAGATTTAGATTTAAATTGATGTGCTTCATCACCAACTACTACATCAAATCTTTCAAAATATTTTCTTGGTAGTTTGTATATAGATTGCCATGTAGTAATAATAACTTGCGAATCAGTTTCTCTTTCTCTACCAGCATAGATCTTATGGCAGTATGATCCTACATCCCACCCATAATCAGCAAAGTCTTTATACATCTGCTCTACAAGGGATGTTGTGGGTACTACAATCAGTGTATTCTTTTTATTCTCAACAAAGTACCTAATGATAGAATATATCATTAAAGACTTCCCTGAAGCAGTAGGGGATACTAATAACTTTCTATTATTTCTAAGAGCATCATAAACACCATCAATTTGATAATCTCTAGGTTTGTGTTTAGAGATAGCAGTCATATAATCTTTTACACCTTCCTTAGAGATCTTATCATTAACCTCAAAAGGAAGACCATAATACTTACTTTCTACAAATTCGTAAGTATACCCATGATCCTTACAAAACTGTACTATTCTATCTAATAAACCAATATAAACTTCACCACTCTGAGTATTGAATAACCTTATCTTACCGTCCCAATATTTCTTCTGATACGTGGGCATAAACTTAGCACCAGGTACCTCAAAAGTAAATTGATCCGCAAGTTCATAATACACATGCGGTTCCGATTCTACTTTTAAGTAGACTTCATTCTTTTTTGATATAATCAAATTAGTCATAATCCTATATCTTCATAGGATTATTTAGAGACTATATTTTTATTGGTTTATACCCTTTATGTAAAGCACCATCAACACCTTTAATAGATCCCATATACCTATTCTTTTGCTGTTCTATCTCACCTGCCGATTTACCTTTATTACTGGGAGAATTTTTTAGAGCTTTAGTAACAGTTTTATCATGCTTAACTCTATTTTTCTCTACTTCTTTTCCAACTTTTACAAGACCAGGTCCAACTGTTCTTGATAGCAAACTAGCTCCAAATACAGGAACTGTAGCAGGTCCTGTAAAAGCTGCGTCTGTTGCTGCTTTATAAAAGGGATTAAGAACTTGACCAACTTTACTTGTTCCTAAACTATCTGGAGCTAACAAAGATCCTCTAAACGCTCTACCTTGCCAAGTTTTACCAAAAACTTTTCCTGCTATCGCTTTACCTATACCTTCACTCATTCCTACTGGACCTTTTCCCTTTTTAATATTCGCCATTCTCTTTTGATTCTGTCTTATAAACTCCCTTATACGACGAGAATTTTCTTTACTTTGTTTAATATCTACAGATAAACCATATAGATCACCTTTATTAAATTTATGTGGTGAAGTTTGAAGACCTGGTTTGGTTATATCTGTTATTGCTGTACCCAACTCAGATTTAGTTCTTCTAAACACAGGAGTTGGTTTTGTACCAGTTTTTTCATAATCTCGTATTTTATCTGCTTGACCAGATCTTCTTAATGCTTTATTTCCCTTTCCTTCATAACCACCAACTGATCCATGTACTCCTTTATCACCCTTTCCACTCATCTTAACTTTATATTCACCACCTTTAAGTTTACCCTGAAGTTGAACTTTTCCAGCACCTGCACCCGTTTTTACTCCATCCTGATATCCTAATCTTGCGGTAGCAAGAGGTGGTGTAGTTGCAGAAAATGGTTGATTATTTTTTATCCGATTTTTAGCTATCAGATTCATACCAAGTTCTTTTTTTACTTCTTGAGATGCAGTTCTTGGTTTTCCAAACTCTACACCTTTAGACATTAACTTATTAACCTTACTCTGAAACTTTTCAACATTCTTTGGTTTAAATAACTTCGATACTTTCTTAGGTATTTGAGATTTATATTGAGAAGGAATGTTAAATTTTACATTCCTAATACCCTTAGTACCTGTCTTTACCAACCATTTCTTCAAACTTTCATTAAACTGTTGAAATGTTTTCATTTCTGCTGCTCAATCTCATAATCTTTATTACCTGGTAATAATGCTGCACCTACCTCACCAGTTAATGCTCGTTTAATACCACCATGCTTTTTAGCCCAGTACCCTGTCATTGCTTTTGAAGCAGTTTGCCACCAAGGTTCTTTATTTGCTATACTTTTTCCAGTTTGGTGTGCAGCATCAGCAGCATAATATGCTCTTGCAATTGGATGATTTAATACTTTTCCTGCTTGCCTTAAAACTGCTCTGACACCGAACTTTTTAAGACCTTCTTCCAATTCTGCCTTTTCTTCTTCAGACAAGGTTTCAATATAATATTCCCAGAGAACTTCTGTTTGATCGTCTCTAAATTCGTTAAAACTTTTCATTAATTTAACCTATGATAGTATCAAACCAATCTTGACTCATACCTGAAATGATCTTATCTGCTGCTTCTTCATCTATAGCATACTTCTCTTCAATAAGATGCCCTACAACTTTTTTGTAGTTCTCATGAATTTTCTGACTTTCTTTTGGAGTAGGTTTCATCTTCTAATATTAGATCTACTCATATATTTATAATTTACATACCTGCTTGAAACTTATTCCATTCAATTGCGTTCTTAATTTGAAATGTTCTGTTAGAAACATTTTTAATAATTTCTTCTAAAAACTTTAATGAAGTATCATAATATCTTATTTTAAGATCAATCTTTTGAACTTTTTCATCCGCATCCATATATCTTTGTATAGCATCTTTTTCTCTTACCTTATATCCAAAAGGTTCTTCAATATAAACTTCTGCTGGTGCTTTACCAGTATAATAATTATGTCTTTCTAATCTAACTTTATTATATTGTTCTCTTGCTTTTTCACGCAATAAAGTAATAGTATTATAAACTGTATAATACTTTGCGTGTAATTGGGGAATCTTCAAAGATTCATCATGTAGATTATCAGGGTCAATGACAGAATCTTTCTCCCACATCTCCTGAATTTTATCAAGGTTCATTTAATCGATGTAGTCATATCATATAAAGTATATTTAAAGGATGCTTCTGCTGTAAAGTACTCTACATCCGTAGTTGTAGCATCAAAATCTAAAGATGTCAAGGAAACTGGAAATAAGTCTTGAAATTTTACTTTTGCTACTTCTCTATAATTACTGTTTAAAATTCTAAGTGTTCCATCACAGAATGCCTCTTTAAGATCTCTTTGGTCAGCACTATCTGTTGTTAAATCTTTAAATTGTTTTGTTGTTTCTGGAAATCCTAAACCAACTAACCATTCATAAACTGCCATATAATTTTCCATATTCTCATCAACTAAGAATCTTAAATTGAAATCACCATAAGTTAATTTCTCACCAGGAATATCAATATCTTTTAGATATGATGGTTGAGTAGCAAGACCTAATGACAATTCTGGTATTCTAGCACTATTTGAAAAGAAATCAACTTTTGGATATTTTGCAAGATTAAATTTAAATCCTACCGATGATAAGAAATTTCTATTCTCTATTTGTGTGCGAAATGGTGATGACGATGTCATTATCCTTTTTTATCTATTTATTATAGCACATTTAGACAAAAAAAGAGACCCCCGAAGGAGTCTCTTTATTAAAGGAATTATATCCTTTCTTCTTACATGAGGTTGTTGACCTTAACTCTTCTGTAGTAACGGTTTGTGTTACGAGTAAGTGTGCCAAGTCCCTGAGTTGTACCTTGTGAGAATGGGTTCTCGACGATGCCGTAGCGAGTCTTGAATCCAATTTTTGGTTGGAAGGTGTCCTGACCAACAGCACGAACCATCTGTAGTGGAACGTATGGGCAGTAGAACAGTCCAGCGTCATAAG